CTGGCGAGCATTCAACAATATCTTTTACCCACGTGCGAAACATTTTGCCTTCTTCTGTCACAGCAATAACATAGTTAACACCACGCCTATGAATCTTACCAACTTCCCCATCAGAATTTTTAACCCAGTCACCCTCAGCAAATACTTTGCCAAGCATGTAGGACTTTTGTTGTGATTGTTGTAAGATGTCTTTCAGTGATTTCATACTGCCATTCCTAGTGCGTCTTGCATATTGTTTGCGTAATTCTTACTTCTAAGTGCAATCCACTTCTTATATTGTCTAAAGTTTACTGCGCTAATAAATGAATATTCTAATTTTACTACATCACCTTTAGTGTCTCTACTTGTCATAGCATACGCTACTTGATTTTTTGTAAGCACTTGATCATAAAACATTTTATAAAAATTTAGTTTTGTTTGTCCTTCTTTCTTTGATGTTTCAACCAGCACTCTCTCGCAAAGTAAAGCAAGATTGTTTACAGAGAAGGGATACTTACCACCATTCTTTTTAGAAGCTTCTTCTTGCGATAAAGATACTGCTTCCATTAATTTCTTTTTCTTTCCTACTTCATCGTAAATATTAAGTGCTAGTAATTTTTTAACTCTCATCAACAAATCCAAATCTTTTGAAAGGATATCATCAAACGGGTCGTAGTTTGCTTTCAATGTGCTCATTTTTTTATCCGTTTTTTTAAGCAAATCAATAAAATCAGATACAGTGAATCCTTTCAAATCCAAAACACGATTTAAATCTTGTCTTACTGTAGATGCTTTTGGTCCAGTTAAAAGACGCAATAATCCTTTAATAGGATACATTGTCAATCTACCAGAATATTTTTGTTTATAGTTTAAAGCAGATGAAGCAATAATATATTGTCCCAATTGATTATTTTTAGCAAGTGAATATTTAATATTATTAAACCATTGTAGCACTTCTCTTTCGTTTGCGAAAGCTGTAGTAAATTTAACTGTAGCAGTAGAAGACCCCCTGACTTTTGACTTAACACTTATCTGTAATGGATTCTCCTTATTACCATTTACTGCTACAAAATAATCAACCAATGCTTCGTTTGCTGCCTCGGGGATTTTAACTTCAACAGTCTTCACTGTTTCTCCATCTGGCAATCCTAGTGTTTGTTTTAATCCTGCATTATTTGCTTTCAATAAAATACATAACTTCAATGCTGACAGTATTTCAAAAAATTCGGACGATAAATCTGCTGCTATACCTACCTTATCCTTCAAGGATTTATTGGTGTATGCATCAGCAATAATATCTTTATATGATTGTTTTAATGAATTACTCTGTGATGGAAAATCATTACCATTAACAAAAGTTATAACGTTATGATATAATGCTTCTGGTGTTAACCAAACATCTACAATTTTTGGTTTGACATGCTTTGGTTTAAGTGATGCAAGTGCCTTTGCATTGTTATCTGCACCAGCATATTTAAGAGAGAAGTTTAAATTGATGGTCGTATACTTAGTAACTTTATTTCCCTTCTTATCTAATCCAGGATAGCTGTGTAGCATTCTAACAAACAATGTAGGATTCTTACCTCCATCTTCTGTCTTTAATTCTACGTTTGTAATACCAATGGCATTCTTCAAATCATTTCTTTTATTGATGAAAGAAATCATTTCGTTAATAAAGTTTGCTCTTGGTGTTCTAAAATACAAATCACAATACTCTGGGTCTCCTTTGTCGCAACTGATTTTATATTTTAATGAAATAGACCTACCACCTTCAAATTTTTTATTGACTTCTAATATAGAAGTTGCATCTGTTATACCCTCACCACCCTCAATTTTATATTCAAATCCAGTAACTTCCCCATAGTGACTATTGAATGCATTCGCAGCAGCTACACGAATCATTCTATGAATTCGTCTAAACTTCAATGCCACAATATCCATGTCTATAAAATTAGAAACATCTTGTGTTTCTTTTCTTAAATTAAATTGTGCCACTAGGACATTCCTCCCAATACTGCTTGATAATACATTGTCTTAAACTGACTGTTATTTTTGACATTGTTTGGCAATCCACTTTCAAACGTTGCCATATCTCCTTCAACAATTGCCTTTCTCATTTTGCTTGCTGACATACCAGATACATCATCTGCATCTGGGTCACGTTGTCCAGCACTCTTAATCTCAACAGTATTCATATTGTAATCTTTACCGTTGTATTGTTTGATGAATTGGAATGCAGGCACACGGTCTGACCCAACCACAAAGATAGCATCAGTATATCCTTTGTCTTCTAACCACTTCAATGCTTTCAAAGCATCCTTTACGTCAGTATCAAAGATGATTTGGTCAGAATGAGATGTAAACATCTCTTTCATAAGATATACCTTTTGCTCTGCAGTCAAAGGATTTTTGCCTTTCTTGTCAGTGGTATGACTAGAAAAAACAAAGTAGTCGTTGCCAGCAGCAAACTCCTTAACCTTATTTATAAGCAGCTCATGACCCGTTGTAGGAGGATTGAAGCGACCGAAAGTAAAAGCAGCAACCTTAGCACCCGCAGTGGTGGGAGGACGCCATGACTTTTCAAGCGTGAAGTTAGCACGAGAGAATTCTAATCTATCAACAATCTTCACCGCCTTACCATCAACGATAGCAACGAATCCCTCAGGTTTCGTCACTACAAAGTTGTCACCGTTACGCAGGAATACTTTGGTATCGCTAAGACCAGCGAGTTTATTGTTGATGAGATTCTTGGCGTTGGTGAAAGAGTTGTAGATGACAACAAATGCCTTGAATGCACGTTGGTTTGCTTCAAGGAATTGTAAACCAGATGCTAACTTGTCACGGTATTCATTCTTAGATTTCTCTGACTTCAAGCTATCAACTTTTTCTACAAGAGATTTTTTAAATGCTTTTTCAAATCCCTCCAGGAATTTATTGACGTTGGCAATCTTCTGCCCTTCCTTCACATAGCTGTTGGTAAAACGCTTCATCGTATAACCAAGCGTGAATTGCTTGGTTGCTTCATGTGCCACCATCTCAATGAAAGGTTTAGCAACAGAAGCGTTACGGTCTGCTACAGCGATGACAGATTTGAGAATGCGCTCTTCAGCAGCAGTCAATCCAGAATTGGCACTGATGTTATCCATCGTCGCAGATGCCAGAAAGACATTGCGAGTGGATTTTAAATTGAATTGACTGACACCGAAACCAGCATTCATATTATTCAGTGGACCAGTGCCACTGTAATAAGTATGAAACACTGCACCAACTTTAGCAGTATTAACTGCCTTACCCAATTTGCTATCAGCAGCCCAAGCATACGTCAGCGTGTTAGGAGTAGCAGTATGGTAACGCTCACCATCAATCGTCTTCGTTGCTACATCTTCATCCGTAAAGAGAAGGTCACCTTGAATCACTCCCTTGATATTCAACTCAGGGAAATACTTCAGGCAATACTTCAGCTTCTTAGCGAGGTCAGGGATTTCGCCGTGATTCTTTTCAATGTCTTCGTCAGTGAAATTGACCTTAGGTTCTTTCTTATTGAATACCGACTTCGTGCCTACAAAAAATTGTTTGGATTCGGGGTCAATGCCACAAACAATTGCAGGGGCGCCATCCCACTTCGTCGTTACCGTGACGCTACCAGTGGGGCGACCACCAAGTTCGGTGATGAAATTCTGAATGAGGTCTCTGGAAGCGACATAACCGCCATAACCAAAATTGATTAACTCGTCTTCCAGGTGCTCCAGGTGTTTGTTCTGTTGCGCCATCTAGCAGGAAAGGGGGTCACCCTTATTTAGGTGTCCCCCTAGTATAGCACATCAACGGTCGCCTGCGGCGCGATTTTCTGAGAAGTATGGGTCAAAGGTGCCCTCTGGGTATCGCCTCTCAAGTTTCTTAACATTGCGAGCGATGACTTCATCAATAGAAATATCTAGTGCTTGCGTTGCTTGTGCAACATACCACATGATGTCACCCAACTCAATGATAAGATGCTCTCGGTTATCTTTATTCCAAGGTTTACCTTGAAAAATCATCTTCTTAATAATCTCTAAAAACTCGCCCCCTTCAGCATTAATACCAACACCAGCAGTTAACAAGCGCTCGATCTTTGCGCCTTCAAAGTCAAGCTCAGCAATACGCTCTGCAAAATTGACGAAATCTTTAGATGCTTTTGAAGTTACAGCATCTACAAAATGCTCATACTTGTTAAAATCAACGTGTAATGTCATAGAATAAATTGAGTAAACTTATTTTGTGTATTTTTTTGCTGGGATGTTATTTCATCAAAATCATATTCTTCTTCTTTATCAGAAGAAAGATCATCAGCGTTATCTACATTATACAATTTCATTTTTGCCCTGTCAACCCCAACCAAGAATCTTTTATAAACTGTAGGGTCATTGTAACGATTCTTTAATTGTTTGACCAGAATCTTACCATCCTTTTCTAAATCTTCGGTCGCAATAAGAGCAAACATAAAATCGGCAGTAGCAGGAAGACCAAAGGATTCAGAAGTATCAGTAAGATCAACATCGCTGTTACCAAAACCACTGCGAGTAGTTTGAGTAGCAGACACGAGGGGGACGTTGTGTTCAACAGCGAGACCTCTAAGTTCCTCAGCAATTGCCTTAACATATGTGTATGAATTTACAATTGCTCCTTTGTATCTGGCTGAAGCGCAGATGTTAAGGTAATCGATAAAAATAATATCAGGTCTAAAAGTCTTTTTGAGTTGGAGTTCATTGAGAAGAGATTTGAAATGACCGACGTGCGCTGATGCTGTAGGATATTCTTTGATGATTAGGCGACCCTGAGTTTTTCTTTTAATCTCATTAATACGAGTTGTGAAAATAACTTCTGGTAACTCTATCAAATCTTTAATATTAACATTGAAAAGATTAGCATCAACTCGCTCAGCAATTTTTTCTTCTGCCATCTCCAACGTAATATACAAAACATTATTACCCAACGACAAGCAATGAGCGGCAAGGTCACACATGAATAAAGATTTACCAACACCAGTGCCTGCCAGAGCAACATTCAACGTCTTGTTTGGAAGTCCACCTTTAGTAATTTTATTGAAGTATTCTAAATGGAAAGGAATTTTATCTTCTTCACGATGATAGAATTCATATCTTTCTTCACTGTTTTCAATATAATCGTGACCTACATGCTCGTCAAAAGATACTGCTAAAGCATTTTGGAGAATGCTTGGAATCGCATCAGCTGATACTTTCTGATTGCCGCCATCTGCGATTTTGATAGACTCCAAGAGTGCGAGATAGATGGCTCTGTCTTTACACCATTTTTCTGTGGTGTCAAGCAACCACTGGTGTTCGACTGATTCAGTAGTAAATTCTTGAATCGTTTTAACTGCGTTTTGATATACTTCTTCATTTAAATCTTTCCTTGATTCTAAGTTGATTGTTAATACTTCTTTAGTAGGTACTAACTCATAGTTGCTTGCAAAATTCCACACTTCTTCATAAATTACTTTTTCATGGATTTCATTAAAGTAATCTGGTTTTACAAAAGGCACAACCTTTCTATAAAACTGTTCGTTACATAGGAGGTTGCGTAAGATTGTTGTTTCAATTCTCTCCATCCACTACTCCATATGAAAATTCTTTAGTGGCACATTCATCAAGTGCCTGCATTACTTCGGGCGTGAAATACTTCTCAGGATTGGCAAGAATAACAGAAGGATAAACGGAAGATTCCCCAACAACAATCCGATTACCCTTGCGCTGGAATACTCCGTATTTCTCACCCAACTCCAATAGTCCATAATACTTATCCAATCCCCTTGCGTCATAGTAGAGCCTTGTCTCGATGTCTGAATTTTCTTTTGTGAAGCGTGACTTTTGTGCCTTCACTTTGATAATATTACCAACAACTTCGGTGCCATCTTTTTCTTTCTTTTTTGATAAGAAAAGAATCGTTGATGCAGCATACTTCAAACCAGTGCCACCACCCATTTCTTTCGTTGGCACATATGCACCCACTACTTCATATGTATGGTTGGTAACGATAAGAGGAATACTAGCTTGCCCCAGTTTCAGTGACAGAATCCTAAAGATAGATTTAATCACCTGAGCACGAGTCATGTCGCGGGTTTCTTTGCCAGCAGAAGCATCTTCAACTTCCTTGGATGTAGACAACATACCAAGAGAGTCAAGCACAAATAGAAGAGGTGGGCGATCTTCTTTCTTTAGTTTCATATACTCATCCACCACCTTGATGGATTGAGTGCGAAACTCTTGCACTGTAGTAACAGGAACTAAACCAACACGCTTGACATCAATACCACGAGAAACCATCATGTCTTTAGACACAGCAGATTCTGTCTCAAAGTAAATTACTTGAGCATTTGGCGTATTGCTAAGGAAGTGCTTGACGATTGAAAGAGCAAAGAAAGTTTTGCCCGTTGAGGATTCGCCCGCCAGTGCCGTGATTTTGTTGGCAGGTAATCCACCATAGATGCTACCAGAAATAAGAGCATTGAGAATGTAGCTACCAGTATCCACAAACGATTCACAGTCACCAGATGTGATTCCATCTTCAACAACACTTGCGTATTCATTATCTAACTCCTTAATAACGGATTGTAAAAAATTCATAATACCTCAACCAAAAAAACTTACAAGCGAAATGCGTTTTTCATATTGCCAATCAATACATTCTAGCACAGTTTTTAGCGGTTCGAGAAATGACTTTTCAAACTGTGTCGTATAGTCAACATATTTCTCAAGATTTAATTCTTTAGGAAGTTGTTGAAAGAAAGCAATAACATTTTCATAAATTGGATTTGGGGTCTTAAGATATAAAAATTTAATCTTTTCCCCTTCTTGGATAATAGGATACTTATGCTCTAGATTGTTTTTGTGAATGTAATAATTATATAGCAAAGCACCACGCACCTGAATCGGTGTTGACTTCTGATAGATGTCAGCAGCACTACGATACTTCTTCAAACCATTACATCCCCGAGGAAACGCAATATCAAGATAGTTTTGTTTCTTTGTATCTTCTTTGATTTCGTTGATAAACTGAATCAATTCTTCGTTATCTTTAGTAATAATAATTGTGTATGCTTGTATTAGTTTATCCCTAAAATAAGTGGGAGTAGATGAGCGAGCGGTTTCCATACCACAAATTTTCATCTTTGGTTTAGTATAACGCACACCTTCACTATCCCACACGTTGAGCACATAGCGTTTCTTCGCAGTCCAGAAACCACGCTCAGCAATGTTTTCGCGCTTCATCTTCATCATTTGCGCGTATGCATTGAGGTAGTCGGCCAACTCTTGGTAAGAATTTTCAATATACTTTTCAAATTCCATTTCACAGACCTTATCAAGGAAAGAAACAATGCTTTCACTAGTTTTCTCTCTGCCAGCGAATACCTTGTCCACCAACGGACCAAGATTAAGATACATAGAATCAGTATCAGAAGCAATAACATAATCAACATCCTTTGACTTTAAAATTTTATTCAGATAAGCATTCATCTTATTACCAATCCAGCGAATAGCAAGCTGACCTGATAGTGTGATTGCTTCAGCAATTTCAAGTTTATAGTAACGAAAATGCTCGTTACCAATAGCACCATAAGCAGAGTTGAGTTGAATCTTACGTGCCATCTGAATGTTATTACAGCGAGCGATCTCTTTTTTTAATTCAATGCTAGGAGTTTTTTCATACTGTTGCTTAGCAACTAGCATCTTTTTTTTGTAGATAGTGCGGTCTTCATAAATTCTCTCCATCAGCTTAGGAAGAAACCCTTGATACTTGGTGGTATAGTGCGTCCCATTGGCGCACAGAGTCTCCTCTGTGAGGTCTGAGGTGTCGTGCTCCTTGGCGAGTAACATGTCAACGTTGACGTTACTGCGGCGTGGTAAGAGGGTCTCAGGCGATAGATTGTATTGCATGATGAGGTGAGGATACAGAGAGTTAAGGTCAAACGAAACAATCCAGTCATACATACCTGGAATAGGTTCTTTCACATATGCACCAGCATATTTTGAATCCTTTACACTGTCTTTCTTGGGAGGAATGACAACTCTCATCTTATCCAAATAGATGTATATAATGTTATCCCACATACGCACCTGAGAATATACATCCTCATAGTTTACCTTAGCGTCATATGCCATTGTAAACGCCAGATCAATCAGTTTCATCTTGTCTTCTAGTTGGTCAACAAGACGCACGTCATGAATGTTATACAGCACAAACTTATTCCAATCTTTTGTATAAAATTCTTTGAAGGTATCAAACTCAGAGTGATCAAGTTTCTTGGCATCTAATTCTACTGAGCAAATGTGATCCAGACGATATGATTCCTGATTTGTATAAGTAAACTTCTTATACAATTCCAGGTAATCAAGACACGAAATGCCAGGAATATCATATGCAATCTGTTTGCGCCCCTTGATATAAATCTCACGAGAAGAAATTAATTTCCACGGCGACAGAAGTTTGGTATGGTCTTCGCCCAAAATTTTATTCATGCGACGACAGATATATGGAATATCAAACAGTTGTACATTCCAACCTGTAATCACATCTGGGGTATTTTCCTGCCACCATCCGAGGAAGCTAGAAAGGAGTTTCGTCTCATCGTTACAGTGGATGTAATCAACCTGTCTGTCTTCATTCTTGAAACTTTTTGATCCCCAAACAGTAATCCTATTTGTAAAAGAATCACGGATAGAAATAAGGAGAATTTCTTGGTCTGATGATTCGACATCAGGAAAACCATTCTCTGCTCCAGTTTCAATATCCAAAGTAAATGTGCGGATGAGAGAAGAATCGAAACGAATCTCGTCATCAGAATATGCCTCGTTGATATACTGATACAGGTATCTAGTGTTTCCATGAATCTCAAATCCTTCTACACCCTCATATTGATTGATAAACTGACGACAATCATTAATAGAACCAGGGCGCACCTCTTTGAGGTAACGCCCATCCAGACTCTTGTGATCTGTTTGCTTATTACTAAGCACGTATAGTTTTGGATTGTAACTTACACGATATTGAACTCTTTCACCTTTTTCATAACCACGAATCAGAATACGATTTCCGACTTGCTCAACATTCGTATAGAATTTCATTCCGTTAACTTGCGATAGTATTCAAGGATTTCATATGAAGGATCATATAGGGTAAGTATATCATCCGCTCGCAAATAAATCTGCGTTTGCTTAGTGTGAAGAGGAAACTTCTGGAAAAGAAGATAATCATATTGAGTTATTAAATTCTCATTTCCATTTCTAATTTCCAATTCTTCTTTTGATCCAAGAAAAACTGTATTATCAGAAGGATTGTGAGTATCTTCTTTGCTATAAGTCCAGTGAGTTTCTTCAACTAATTTGTATGGATTGTGAAGCAAACACTCAGGAGCAACATCTCTTTCTTCTATACGCGCAATCAAATAAGTATCATAAGGATTCTTCAGTAACACTATCTGAATCGGAATCTCCTCCATCTCCTGATTCTGCAGAAGATTCATCATCTCCTGATTCGTTATTTGCTCGGTCATCTTCTACTAGCTCCTCACCAAATTTTTCCATATATGCATTGAGAATAGATTCTTCTACTTCACCAATAGCAATTAGGGCATCGTAAGAAACTCTAAATTGTTTATCGGAAGAAAAAGGAATCCATTTTGTGAAATTAACTTCGAAGTCTCCAGACTCTTCTTTAGGACGAAGAGTGAGAATATATGGACAACGAAGCAATAGGCAGACTGGTTTATTAGTCTCGTTATCAAATACTTCTGCTAATCCAGAAACAACTCGCTCGCCCGTTTTAAGGACTACTACTTTAGGAATCATAAACTTAACTCTCTATCTTGTTTACTACGGAGGTACTGTGTCATTCTATCAAGGTATCCACGATTACGCAAGTCCTTAAAAATAAGGTTTTCAAATGAAAACTCTCCACCTTTTTGGATTGCTGCAGATCTCATGGTCCTAAATTTTTCTTTTAATTTTTCAAACGCCTCTTCTTCTGCATTCATTGAAATAAGATCATCAATCTTATCAATGTAATCTTGAATTTTTTGTAAAAGAAGTGGATTGTTATAATCCACTTCTTGTTTTTGCGGCGTTACTATCCATTGATTTTTAGCAACACTAAAAACTCCCTGGTTAATTGGGTATGGAATACTTACGTCTTGAGCATAAAGCTCAACGTCGTATCCATATATTTTAATATCGTGGGTGAAAGACCAGAGTTGCTTCTTGTCTCTAAGGTAATCATCAAGAAGATCACCACAGTTAGTAATAGCCTCTTTGGAGACCACAAGATGCAAATCCAAATCAGACTTGTCAGTATAGTTGTAGTTAGCATTGCCACCAACCAGGATGACATCTATTATAGCATTGTTTGGAATATTTGCAAAGCTTGCCCACTTGCTTGCTATCTGCAACAGTTTATCACGGACCTCTGGTTTTAGATTCGTGTCATTCCAGATCTTAGGATTTAATTTGTCATGGTATTGTAAAGTTATTTTTAACTCATTCAAAAAATCTTTATAAGATCTCATCCGACACCTATTTCTCTTCCAAGATATTTATAAATTACTCAACCGTATTTTCTCCAGGGAAATTTGAATCTCGGTCTTCGGTTAAAAACTTTGGGACGGGTAATTCCACATTGCCAAATTTATAAACTGTTTTTTTCTGATGCTCTGGAATAACTTTCTCTAATAAGATTGTTAGTAAACCATCAGCAAAATTTACAGAGGATACTCTGACATCATCTGCGAGCTGCCAACTGTGGGCAAACGAACGCTTGGAGAGACCTTTGTGAACATACACTCGTTCAGAATCTCGTTTCTCAACTTTAGAGGCAACTCTGAGAATGTTTTGTTCTGTAGAGACTTCGATCTCATCTGATTTAAATCCTGCCAAAGCGACTTCAATTTCGTAGTTAGCATTATCATGTTTGATAATATTATAAGGAGGATAACTTGTGTTATGACCAGACATTGCATCTAGTCTATTAAAAATATTTTCTAATCCTACGTTAAAGGGATTATAAACATCCCAAGTATTAACGGTATATGTATTTGTCATTTGATTGCTCCTTGAATAAGCGAGTGTTAATTGAGACCCCGAAGGCATCTCTTAATATTATATATCAAGGAGCAATAAAAAGGGGAGTGTAGACTCCCCTACAAAATTATACGGTCTCTGCGGTCTTCTTACGACCAATATTGTATTTACTTTCAAGAGTCCATTCATCCTTTTCTTTAAAGGCAAGGATCTTGATTTGATTAAGAGGAGCAACATCAGAAATTGTTTCTGCTTTTACAACAGTAATCAATCCCCAGTCACTTAGCAACTGAATAATTCTATTTCTACGTTGTAAATCATTTATAGAAAGATTTGTATTTTTGCCATCAAGAGCAAACAACTCTTTAAAATGGACAATATAATACTTGCCTTGTTTATGTAAAATATGGCAAGACTGATAAATTGTTTTTTCTTTTCTGGAAGCAACCCCGATGCGAGTAAGAGTCTCTCGAACCTTTAAAAAATCATCAGGTTCGTTGAGCATCACTTCAACCATATCAGTTTGATTCCACTTAACTTCTACATCCGTTGTCATTTTCTTCCACCTTTATTTACTAAGCGTTTAATCTGATCAAGTTGTTCTTTAGATAAAATTCTCAATGCTTGTAAAGCTTTATCATCGTTATACCCATAATATTCTTTCACTGCATCAAGACAATCTATAGAAGTTTTTTTCTCCCAAGGACTAAAACGTTTTCTTGGACTGATACTATTTATAAAAAAGTCGTATTGAAGTTTTTTATCTAGATGACTGTTTAAATTCATCTGATTGGAAAACAATATCGTATCAACAAAAGAAGAAAGACATTTATTTACAATGAATGCTGGATAAGCATTCTCAGACTCAGCATCTTCAATGATAGATTTTTTAGTCTGATTAATCGAAGTCATATACTGTGATAAAGTTGGTTTCATGAAATAACTCTGATAGGTCCGATAACTCCACGCTTAGAAGCATTTAACTTCCAGATATATGTTTCACCTGTACGCTTAGTCGCAACAATCTCATCGCCCTGTATAACAGCGGTAAAAATATCACTTCCAAAAGTGGCAAGAGGACCTCCAGTAGAGGTTGTGCGTAATTCAATTCTACCATTCACTACTCGCACAAATCTGCTTACATCATTTTTCATCATAGTTTCTATTACAAATTGCTTGAAGGATTTCATTTACCAATACATTTTATAAGTATTTATGGCGAGGGATAATTTACAATCAATAATTCTGCACGATCTTTTTGCTCATCCATGTAGTCACCTACGGAGCGCATTGTATAAGTCAAATCCCATTTTGTTTGAATATAATCTTTATACCATTCCATCAGTGTTGGATTTGTATTGTAAGTAATCATCCAAAGATCTTTTACATTGCCTTGCGTCATATAAGCGTGAAACATTTGATGATCAAATCCTTTATGAAGTTGACCACCTTTTCCATATAGATTGTCTTTAATATCATATGGAGGATCTAGAAACCAGAAGGTGCCGACTGGTGCAGGTGTTTGCATCATTTCCCAATAAGGATAATTAGTAATCTTCCAGTTCTGAATCAGTTTGGAATATTCTTTGAGGTTTTCAATTCCTTGCATTGAGAAGTTGGCAATACTTGCTTGACCTGAAAAAGAGCTTGATTCAGTAAGCCCAGAGAAACTGCACT